GTGGTTACGTCGCTTGATCTAACGATCGATCAATTGATACAGGTATGTGATGCACTTGATAAGAAGGTGAACCCCGTACTTGATGAGCTTGACAAAATGCGGAAACGGCTTATTGCCTCCATTTTTGCATGGCGCAAAGCAATGGGATGTATAAGCTCAATTAATGAAGTGAAAGGTATAGCCTGTAATGCTTGTTCTGTATCGGATTTTAATCAGATTCCAAAAGAAAGGTTGCAAAGCTTGTATTATGCCTTTAATAACAAAACAAAGGACCTGAATAAGGTGACAGCAATGACACAAGATCAGGTTGACTATTTGGCAACTTTAAATTAGATGTGCTGTGAAAAAATCAAAAGAAGAGATAGCAGAGGCTAATAAAATAGCTGCCCGTAAAAGCGTTCGGAAAAGAAGAGCTAAAAAACTAGGACTTTCGGTTGAAGAATATGAAGAACGCTTAAAAACGAAGAATACGCGTAGACCAATAACCCCTGAAGAGCGGTTAAAACTTCAGAATGCAATCCGGTTGAAATGGTACCATAGAAAGCGTGCTAAAGAGCTTGGAATGTCTCTTGAAGAATATGAGAGTGAAGGAATTTATAAACGAGTAGATGCTGTGGAAGAAATGGAAGAGGAAGAGCTTAAAAAGATAAATTCTAATAAGCGGTTACAGGAAATAAATGCTAAGATACAACGGGTAGTTGAATGGTTTGAAGAAAATCCAATCACTCATCCGGATTATGAGGCTAAATGCAATGATTTGCATCGCTTAGAGGTAAAATATTACACACTTAATGAGAGTGTAAATACAAGTTTGTCCGGAGGAATTGAGGAACTATCCACTTTTAAAATACAATCTGATGGAAGATAAGGAAATCCCGTTTTGGAAAGTTTTGATAGGATTGATCATTCTTTCATGTTTTAATTTTTGGGTACTCTACGAAATATTAATATTTATAATAAAATCAATAAAAAAATGACACAAACAAGTAAAAACGAAACGTGGGTAGATGAGTCGGGGACTCGAATACCATACAAGCGCGTGACAAAGTCAGAGCGGCTAATGGAAGTTCATTCGGCCCGATTGGCAAAAGATGCGTTGGCGGTAAATGCGCGTTTAATTGCCTTTAAAAAGGAGATTAAACAGCTCTGTGAGGAAGCCGAACAGGCTTTCTTAGATGAAAATAAGATAAAACGGGATGCTAAATTCAAAGGAAACTACACATGGTATAATTTCGATCGGTCAATAAAGATTGAACGGTCAGTAAATGAAGCCTTGCAGTATGATGATCAAACGATCATGGCAGCTAAAGAGATTCTACATGAGTTTCTTGGGAGTTCTATTGAATCGGATAAGGATTTTGTTAAGGATATGGTTATTAGTTGCTTTGACAATAAAAGTGGAAAGCTTGATCCAAAAAAAACAGGACCTCTATTCAGATACGAAGAGAGAGCAAAAGAGCCCCGGCTTACTGAAGCTTGCAAATTGATAAAAAAAGCCGAGCGTCGACCCGATTCGAAAGTTTATTACCGGGTATCGGTTAAAGATGTTGCAGGGGCTTATGAGGCTATTGAATTGAATTTTTCAAATATATAATAATCAGCTTTTCCAACGTAAAAGAAACTTTGGAAAAGCACAAACAAAAAAATTATGCATAATTGGTTCGAGTGTAAAATTAAGTACGAAAAAACCGGCGAAGAGGGTAAAATCGTAAAAGTGAGTGAAACGTATTTAGTAGATGCACTGTCATTTACTGAAGCTGAGACAAGAATTATTGAGGAACTGAGACCGTTTATTAGTGGTGAATTCACAGTAACAGCTATTCGTAGGGCAAAGATAAACGAAATGTTCTTCAATGAAAATGGAGATAAATGGTATCGCGCAAAAGTGATGTTTATCTGCTTGGATGAAGATAAGGGTGTTGAACGCAGAACAGCCGTTAGCATGCTAGTTCAGGCTAATGACACCAAAGAGGCTAATGCAGGCGTAGTGGAAGGAATGAAAGGGTCAATGGCAGACTATGAAATAGCTGCTATTACGGAGACCCTCATTATGGATGTGTTTAAATATGATGCCGATGATAAGGCTGCTTAAATTAATCAGTGGAAGTGCATTTTTTGTACTTCCACATAAAAATAACAAAATGAAAACATTACAAATTTCAGAACAAAATGCAAGGAAGTTGTACAAGGATGCAACTCCGGAATTCAAGGTAGCACTTGAAGATACTTTTGGAAAGGCTTTTTTTTCCGAAAGCATTATGGATAGAGTTAAAACCTACGAAGATGCCTGTTTAGAGCTGGGCGAAAAGCCACTAGACGAATCTATTTTCAAACTACTTAGTTTTACCGATGATGAAATAACGTATCGGAAAATCAAAACTATCACACGCGCATTGAATGAAGGATGGAAACCTGACATGCTGAACACTGATCAATACAAGTGGTATCCTTGGTTTAAAGTGTCTTCCGGTGGTTTCGTTTTCGGCGATGCGTTTTGCGTTCTCTCGGCTGCGCTTGCGGGTTTCGCCTCGCGCCTTTGCTTTAAGAGTGACGAATTAGCCACTTATGCAGGTAAACAATTCTTACAATTATATTCAGATTTTATTAAATAATCAGCCTAAATGCAAACAATTTTGAACACATGGAAAAAGTAGAAGCAACACAAATGGAAAGCATCAAAACAGTAGAAGATGCTTTGAACGTAACAGGTATGCCTGCAACACCTGAATTCAACGAAGTACCTGAAGAGCTTCGCGAATATTTCAAATCAGTGTATGAAGCGGTAGTAATCACCAGAGCGTTAGTTGGAGATTGGAAGGCCGATTGGAATGATACTGATCAATACAAGTGGTATCCTTGGTTTAAAGTGTCTTCCGGTGGTTTCGTTTTCAGCGGTACGTATTTCGATTGCTCGTATGCGAATGCGGGTTGCGCCTCGCGCCTTTGCTTTCCATCTGAGGAAATGGCAGAATATGCAGGGCGACAATTTACCGAAGTGTACAGCAGAATCATTCTGAAGTAAATAAAACAGGCTGTTTGTCTTTGTGAGGTTGTCTTCCAGTGGTTTCGTTTTCAACGATACGAATTACGATAACTCGAATGCGAATGCAGGTAACACCTCGCACCTATGCGAAATAAAGATACAAGGATAAAGGCCCTGCCACTTGGCAAAAAAATAACAAACTTCAAAAGGTGCTGGTAAGGAAACCGAAAGCTCCAAACGAAAAGCAAAGAAATGAAACGATACAATAACTTATATGCTCAGGTATGCAGCGAGGATAATATGGTTCTCGCTTACGAAAAAGCCAGAAAGGGTAAAGCGCATACATATGGTGTTCGGCTCTTTGAAAAAGAGTTGGAAAGCAACATGAGACAGCTACAGGATGAATTGATAAACGGAACTTACCGGACTTCGGAATATAGCATATTTACCATTTACGATCCGAAAGAACGCGAGATTTACCGGTTACCATTTCGGGACAGAGTGGTTCACCATGCCATTATGAATGTAATGGAGCCAATATGGACAAGTATTTTCATTCAGCAGACATACAGCTGTATCAAGGGGCGCGGAATTCATGCCGTTTTAAAAGCGATTAAACGGGATTTAAAAGACGTTGAAAATACACAGTTCTGCCTGAAATTGGACGTAAGAAAGTTTTATACGAGTATTGACCATGATGTACTGAAAAGCATTATCCGACTGAAGGTAAAAGATAACCGGTTGCTTGAATTGCTTGATCTGATTATTGATTCTGCTCCTGGTGTTCCGATAGGAAACTATCTGAGTCAGTTTTTCGCCAACCTGTATCTGAGTTATTTTGATCATTGGTTGAAAGAATCTAAGCAAGTAAAGTATTACTACCGATATGCTGATGATATGGTGATACTGGCACCTGATAAGCCATATTTACACGGTTTACTGGTTGATATCAACGATTATCTTACGGATAGATTAAACATACAATTAAAAGGCAATTATCAAGTATTTCCGGTTGATTCTCGCGGTATTGACTTCGTGGGTTATAAATTCTATCATACACACATATTAATGCGTAAATCGATTAAAAAACGGCTTTGCAGAAAGGCTGCAAAGTTGAATAAAAAGGATATTGATGCGAAAAGTTACCGGATGCAAATAGCTCCCTGGTTGGGTTGGGCAAAACATTGTGACTCGAAGCATCTACTTAAAAAAGTACTGAATGAAAAAGTTCTCTGATTTGGGTGTAAAGCCGCCTGAAGATAAAAATATATTCAATGTTCCGGTAATTTCTATACAAGATGTAATAAACGTCGAAATACAAGTGCTGGACTTTGAAGCTAACGTAAAGACAGCGCATGGAGATGGGCGGTATATTTTGAAAGTAAAGTACGAAGACAGGGAATGCAAGTTTTTTACGAATGCTACCCCCATAAAACAGGCACTTGAACAGATAAACAAAAACGATCTTCCGTTTACAACAATCATTAAACAACAACGATTCGGCAGCGGATCGGGTAAAACATTTTATTTTACATGATATGACGTTCTTAATTGGATGCGAAGAATCACAAGCGGTTTGTATTGAACTCCGGAAATTAGGAATTCAGGCATATTCAAATGACATTATCGATTGCTCAGGAGGGCATCCTGAATGGCATTTGAAGATGGATGTTTTTGAGGCTATAGAATTAATAAAACCAGATGTAGGTATATTTTTTCCTCCATGTACAGATTTAGCAGTTTCTGGATCGGGAAGTTTTGAGGAAAAAATTGCAGATGGAAGGCAACAAGCTTCAATTGATTTTTTCATGAAAGTGGTAAATGCTCCGGTTGAAAAAATTGCAATTGAAAATCCAATTGGAATAATGTCAACTATTTATCGAAAGCCAGATCAAATTGTTCAACCGTATTATTTTGGAGACCCATATCAAAAATCAACCTGCTTATGGCTTAAGAATCTTCCAAAGTTATATTATAATTTATCGGATAATTTATTTGAGAAAAAAACATCAGTCGAACCTGAATATATAATTTACAAATCGAGTAAAACAAAATCAGGCACATCTAAATACAGTAAGTTTGGAAAACTCGGAAAAGGTAAAGGTCATGAAAGAAGTAAAACTCCAACAGGTTTAGCAAGAGCTATTGCAATTCAATGGGGGGGTAAATTTATAATTATATTCATAATGAAAAACAAAATCAAAACATACGTGATAATGGTTAGTCGGACATTTCCGGCATATCACCCGCAAAAAGGAGAGCCGACATATTTTGTAGAGAAAATACTTTCGGGAATAATACCATTTGGACTTCTTTCTGATAATGAAATAGAAAAAGTGTCAAACTTCAATCTTACAAAATTTCATTGTTGTGATCCGAAAATTCATACTTTCCGTGGGAATTTTTCTGTTTGGAAAAAACGAATTGACGCAGTGTTGGCCGGTGATGCCGTGATAGTTTTGAAGTATCACACACTTGGCAAATATGTGAAAGGAAATAAGCAAATAGAGTTTGCTCGATTGGATAAAGATAGCGGTGTAGGAGTTCAGGAGGCTATTTATCAATCGGAATTTGAACAGCCTTATGACGGTATGGCCATTAAGTGTGAAGGGGGGATATTTCGCGACTTTCCGTTTTACCTGACTGCTGAAAATGACGGGTTATCCCAAAGGGATTTTAGAGATTGGTTTGAAAAAGGTAAATATGATCTGACAAAACCAATGGCATGTATCCACTTTACAAGTTTCAGATATGGTAGAACAACATTACCAACCGAGAAGTAAAGGTACTTGGGGACGCGAAGAGGCTAAAACGGCTGAGGAACTTAACCGGTTATGCAATGATTTCTTTGAAAAACTGGTAGTTCCTAAGGAATGGAAGTTTATGGGATGGAATAATGCAGTAGATAGCCCCTCAGGAGTTCTGCTTTCAGTTGGTAAGTTGTTTCGGGACATGCGGACAAGTGGCATGGATTTGATGCATTACAGAGTGTTTTTCAATAGTTTTTCCTGCATGGGTGGTATTGTTTCAAAAACGGTTATTGACTTCGGAAAATACAAGTATCATTGCGAGGTGAGCAATAAGACAGTTGATAAGCTGAATGAATGGATAAATGAAAGGTATGGGGAGATAAAACAAGAAGAAAACCCCTCCGCTACGCTCGTCCCCTTGGAAGGGGACAATGATGGATTGCAAAAATTTAGAGATAGGTTTAAATGAAAAAAGTATGCGAAACACAGTTGGTATTAAAGTTTGGGGTAACTCCTCCGCTTTGCTCGCCCCCTTTTAAGGGGACAACTGAACGCATGCGGGATTCGGAGGGACGGTTTACATCGGGGGACAGTGAGGACGTGGGTGACGATGTAGATAGAATTAAGAGAGAGAATGAAATGCTGACTAGGAAATATTTAGCGGTGTCTAAAATGCTGGCGTCTGCTGAACGAGAAATTTTAAAATTAAAAGAGAAAATATGATTATTGCAATTGACTTCGATGGTACCATTGTAAAGGATGAATTTCCCGAAATAGGGGAAATGATACCGGGAGCGAAAGACACGATAAATAAGCTTAAGTATGAAGGCTACACCATCATTATATGGACTTGCAGAATCGGTGTAGAACTGGCAAAGGCTGTATTGTGGCTTGCAGAAAATGAAATTAAATACGATTACATTAATGAGAGTTGCAAAATAGATGTTGCCAAATATGGCGGGGTAGATACTCGTAAGATTTATGCTTCTCTCTATATTGATGACAGGGGTTTAATGAGACCTTTGCCTACGTGGGAGGAACTATACTGGCATGTGCATGATATGGTGCCGACGTATGCGGATAAGGTGGGGAGAGATGGATTTTTGTGAGAACCCCATTTGTTTTTAATTTTCTATTATTAATATATAAAATTTATAATTATGCGAGATTCAATTTTTTATGACATGTTTATTGATTCATTTACAGGCGGCTTTTGGTATGCCCTGCTTGGTATTTTAACGTGGATTCTATCTTTAGTTTTAATAGCAATAGTGGCTGGTCTAATAATCTTGGGTGTAGATTCAATTGGGTTAACAGAAAAAGAAGCAGCTGGATATGTGTCAGATAAAAATATAACTGAAGCATATACGAGTACTTCTATGATTATGAGTGGAAAAGTCATGGTTCCAATAACTACTGATCATCCCAAAAATTTCTACATAACCGTAAAATATGACAAATACTCTGATAATGTAAGCATGTCAGAAAAAGATTATAACTCAATAAAAGTTGGTCAAAAAGTTAATTTTATTTATGGTAGTAGTCGTATTTTCGATTCTTTCTATATTTCAAAATGCTGGTGGTAATTTTTTCATGCTTCAACCTAACTAGTATTGGGGAGTAAATACAATTTAAATAGTAATTAAATGGCTAAAAAACATCCGAAACATATAAGCCGGCGTATTTCGGCTGAAAAGATAAAGCTTATTATCCGGCAGAACTATGAGCCGGGCAGGCAGGACCGCTGCAAGTTGTGGGTGTATCGAAATATAGTAAAGCCTGCAACTGGTATTAGTGAAAGGACATTTTGGCGTTATCAGAAGGCTGTAGATGACGAAATGAAGCCGGATGATGACCCGACTCAATTGAAATTATTTGAATAATTTAGATTTATAGTTAAATGTTAGCTTCGAGCATAAACTTTAACTATAAATGCTATTGTTATATATCATATTTGATATAATCTTGCATCATCAAACAATTAGAGCTGGCGGCAACAGTATAATACGGCAAATTATTATGAAAACGTTTAATTTCACAACAAAACAACAAGGTTACGGACGTCAAGGATTGTACTTCTCATTTAATGGTGAAATGTACTTTATTCAATCAGTATTTCCAAATGTAGAGGAACATTTTGGAATCACTTATGAAAATGATTGTTTTTACAGCGAAGAAACTGAAACTTACACAGATTGCAATGGAAATGAAACTATCCCTTATTCTGATTTAGATTCTTTTTTGATGGAAAATTTCAAAGAAGAAATAGGAAGAATACTTTTTGAAAGCCTTGATTTTGATGATTACGATTTTGACTTTGATAATGCAACTTACGGAGATATAGCTGAATGGGCAGCTAATTATTAATATATGGTACAAAATACAAATCAAAACGAGCAGTGGAAGCTGCTCGTCTTGCTTCTTAAAGAAATTGCAGAAAGCAAAAGTATAACACAGCAGCAAATAGCTGCTGAAACTGGATTAGTTCAATCGAATGTAAGCCGGTTTTTTTCGCTAAAATATAAGCCTAATTTAGACGTATTCTTGCAAATAGCTAATGCTATCAATGTCAATTTCTTTTTTGAAGACAAGGACAGCAAAACAGATTTAAATGTTTTATTTGAAAAAGCAATGGATAATCTATACCGAAGAACTACAGATAACATATCGAAAAATTAATAATTTAAATTTTAATGAGTTTGCTTGTTAATTCGGGTAAACTCTTTATTTTTGCAAAATAAAACACAAACAAATTAAATTATATCGTATGAAAAAAGTTATTTTACTATTAACTATTATTATTATAGCATATGGATGTCAATCAAATGATCCTGTTGAATTAAGTAAATATATTGGAACAAAATGGACTGCAAACGATGATATTTCAAAGTTAGTTTATGGTGGTGTCTGCACTACAACTATAGAATTTCTAACAGAATCAACTTGTCAGGAAATTAATGTTCGATCTGGATCAGCATCTTTCCCAGGAACATATTTAGTCAATGGTACTTGTAAGATAAATGGTGATTCCGTATCATGGACAACTAAGACAGGAACAATCAAAGGTAAAATAACCGGTTCTGTTCTAAAAACTACAATGGGAACACTTGCAGGCGGCTTTAGAGTATATACAAAACAATAAAAACTAACCGAATAACAAAAAAGCCTGTGCAGATCTGCACAGGCTTTTTTGTTATTCGGCCGTTTGATCAATTATTTCGCAGCTAAAAACTATTTGGTAAACAAATAGTCCGTCGCTTCGTTTTTCGTCTCCTTGTGACTTTCGGCTCAGGGAGTTGAAATTACCGGTTTCGTAGGCTTGCAGGTTCTTGTACACGTAAGCTATCACGTCGAGCGGCTCTAACGCAACATCTCGCTTTTGGTATGTGACGGAAGCATTGGTGTTGGTGTTCATAGTGTCGAATGCCAGGCGCACGGTAATAGTGGCTTTACATGATTGCATTCGATCGGTCAAGTCCCGGCAGTCCGGAAATTTGATGCCAATAAGTGCGCAAGGGAAAGCGAGCGCCGGTCGTTGGTTTTGATTGTCTAGCTGCCCGCGGTCGTAATCAACCCATTTTATTGTCGTAACGGCTTGAGAAATCCGATCGAGAATGTCGGTATAAATTGCTTTCATGGGATTATTTAGTTAGTTTGTTTTTGATTTCGTTTGTTATTTTGGTTTTAATATTGTCGACCATGACTACTGATGGTCCAAAAAATGGACGTGCTTTCATGGTAAACTCTTTTTGCCCAAATATCTTGGCCATTTCGCCAAATTGGTGAACGGATGCATACGGTGTTGCATTTGTGATTCTTACACCATCGGCAATGTAGGTGTAATTGGTTGATTGCTGTAGTTCTTTTGTTTCTCCACTTAATATCTTACGCCCAGCGCTGGCTTTACCTTTTCGGTACCACTCAGACGACGGTTTACGGCGTTCTACTTCCTGCCACTTTTCAAGTGTTTTGTCTGTAAATCCTTCGTTGGCGAATGATTCTTTGTAGTGGTTGACAGCTTCTACTCCCATAATGGTTTTCACTTCATCGCCCTGAATGAATTCATTCACTTCTTTCATTCGGCTTTCAAATTGTTTGGCAAATTCTTCGATATCCATGACCTTCATTTTTATGTAAGCGAGACAACGCATGCGTTTTTATGTGAGACAACGCATGCGTTTTTATGTGAGACAATGCATGCGCTTTTATGTGAGACAACGCATGCGTTGTCTCTACGGGTTGTTTTCTGCTGCTTTTTCGTCGGCAATTGCTTTTAAAAGCTTTTCGGCTTCGGCCATAATGCTTTTACGTTGTTTTGCGTCCGTATTTTTATAATATGCCGTTTCCTTGACATCAACAATCTGTGCTGTTTCTGCCGGATTATTATCGAATCCGGGGGCGTTGTAATCACCATCCGGAACAGCAGTCACCGGCTTGTCGGTTTGACGAACCGAGCACTGGCAACCCCAACGGCTCGGAGGCATGTGTTTTTTAAACCATGGGTGATTAAATGGTAAAATAGTGCCAACATAAGTTAGATGTTTTTCATCAGGTTCGTTGGCCGTTGTCTCCATGTATTCGAGATTAGGATACAGGTCTAATGTCTTTTCCCATCCCTTCAAATTGGCCGCTGTACGAGCTGTTCTGACGGCTTGGTTATATTCCGTTTTCAACCACTCTACATTGTATTTCTGTGATACTTGTAAGGCATCTTTCTTAAATTTGTAAAATGGCTTTAGCTTTCCATTTTCGTCCACCAAAAGAGCTACTATTTCTTTGGTTTGTAAATGGTTTTTAAATGCCGAAAAAACAGCCGTGTTTTCAGAAAACTGATTTATAAATGCATTGTCATTCGTTGGCGCCAATTCAGTGCTAATGGCTGTAATAAGTGGCGTATACGTTGCTTCGAACAGGTTACGGTTAATCAGTTCATCCCGCTTTGTTTTGTCGTCGTACAGTTCGCGTATTGCACGGTTTACAAGTTCGTTTACATTTATAGAGTAATCATCGGATAGGTTTAACCCCGAACCCCTCCGCACTTCGTGCTCGTCCCCTTTAAAAGGGGACATCTCGTTAGTGGCTGTGTGTGTATTGTTCGTTGATTTCGCGTTCAAGTTTGCCCGGCTCCCCAGCGTCCGGGCGTTTGCGAAAAAATCAAATAGATTTATGAATTTTTCTATCAAAGTTCTGTCGTATTCCGTATCAGCTAGTTTTGCCGTCGGTTTTTTTGAAGATGGCGACGATGGTGACTTTGGCGACGGTGTTGCAGGGGTAGGGTCTAGTGGCGTTGGATCGGGATTGACAGGCGTAGCAGTTTGTGACTTCTTAGCCAGTTTATCCCCATCTTTTGCCATTGGGATACCGTATTTGTTATGTGCCCATTCAGCCGGAATGTCAAGAATCTCGGACAAGGTTGATAATTCTTCCACCGTTATGTCGGTTGCTGATTTTGGAAACACGAACTTACCACCTACAACGGGATAACCGCGCTTTATTAGTAGCGGTACCAGGTGTTTGTTGAGCATGCGTTGTACGTAACGCTTCAGCGCTTTGCCTTTCTTGGAATTTGTATCCTGATGCACTTTAGACTGCGACAGTGACGATCCTGACAAAGTTGTCATTGTTTCGCCCTGAATGGCAATCAATATCTCTTCGTTACAGGCGTCTTTCAAATCTTTATACAATGCACTCGAACCGCTTGATGAATTTTGTACCACTTCAACATCAGATTCCTTCGGAACTGCCGCCACCGGCTTCCCACCTATCTGACTTAAGGCTTCAAAAAGCTGATCACGGGCATTGGTGTCAGTTGAGTTATATTTACCCAACAGGAATGGCATGCCGAAAATTTCGGCAAATTGTGCCCAGTCTCCGAAGTTTCCGCGCTTATAAATAACATATTGCGCGGCACGGAAAATAAGCCCTAAATCATCATCTTTCCCTACCTCGAAAATAAACTCATCCTTGCTATAATCATAACCGGATGTATCACCTTCTTTGGATGCAATGAATTTTATACGCTCAGAAAGCGGTTTATCCATGTTTTTGATAATACAGTTTTTTCGTGGAAAACTGAACACATCGAAAGCCGGAGTAAAGCCAACCTCAATAACTGAACGTCCATAAACCTTGGATAGCGCAATTTCTTTTAATAGCTCTTCGAATTCGGGCGTATCAATAATATCATTGATAATGTCAACCTGTTGACCGTCCATTTGAAACGCAATTTCGGAACCTGTGACCTCTTCCACCAATTTATCAATAGCATCAGCCAACACTCCATCGGATAACAGATTTTGACAGAGATTAAACCATGCTGTTCTGGTACCATTCTTGAATGAGTTGATAGCGTTCGTCCAGGTACTAATATCTGCCGATTCTATACGAGATGGACGAACTACCATCGTTTGGATGACGGTTTGTCCCGGCTTGCTGATCATTGGTTTGTCGGTTGCCGTGAACCCAATAGGATTTGTTTTATTCTCAGCCATATTATTCGATGTGATTAGTGCGTTTTGTGTTGCTTGTTACCTTGTATGGCAAATTGTTAGATTCTCCATCTGTATTTGTTTTTTCGGGAAGATCGGGGATAACATTGCCTTTCTGAACCTCTTTAAGCCATGCCACAGCGCGGTTATATCGGTTTTCGCGTAACTCCAAGCTTGTATTTACGTTGCAGATATTAACAAAGTGCCATACGGCTAAATCTTTGATGAATACCATAAGCAACGAGTTACGATCAGTGCCCGTTTTTGCAAGTTCAGTCGCGATATCAAATGCTTGCAAGTAGCCTTTAGCTTCCTTGACGGCAGCATCAATGGCGAATTCCAGTGCAGTGTCATCGCCATCGCTAATGGCTGATATTTGAGCCGCACCGAGATGGGTGGTTATTTCTTGTTGTGTTACGTAGGCCATGATTATTTGGGTTTATACGGAGACAAGGCATGCCTTGTCTTTACGCGTTATACTTTACGATTTGAAAATTGTGGATGCGTATTTGTACATGTCAATGTATCGTAAAAGCAGTTTTTTGATAATATGCCAGTACTTTCTTTTTTGGAAATTACTCCCTGATTTTTCATGCGCTGAATATCTTCACGACTCCACACACGATATTTGTCAAAAAGGAATACACGGAAACGTTTTCCGTCGTTTTCTTTTGAAAGCTTCCGAGCTTCATGACATGCTTTTTTGAAATACCTGAACTTTGTAAGTCGGTTCATTCGGCGAACCTTACGGCGATAGTTCATCGCTTGAAAGAAATAAATTAGTTTTTTCATTGTGTGAGAAATTTATATTCGTTTTTTGTTCGTTGGTCTGCTCCATGATTTCCAGTCGCCCGTTGTCATGGTTGCAATTTTTTGATTGAGTATCCATACGCCGCCTTCAATGGCATCGGGTCCATCGGCAGGTGCTTTGAGTTGCATGGTGAAAAGGCGGAATTGCTCAGCCAATCGAACCATGTTTGGATTGGCTTTTTCGTCAATGTTGAAAATTAGTTGTCCGTTACGGTTAAGCGGTTCTAGCGTCCCCTCTATTCTTATTTCCTTAGCCGGTTTTTTCCTATCGTCGGGCGTGATACTGATAAATCCTTTTTCCTTACCCTTTGCCAAGAACATCGGTTTGAACACCTGTTCATAAAATGGGTCTTGAAGTGTATTATTTTCAACGTAATTGTACACGGTTGTGCGACCGTTGACATAATCGCGTAGATCATAAAACCAGTCGACAAATACAGCATTATTTACCTGATCCAGAAATCCGGTATATATGTAAAATTTACTATCCTTGTAACCGATAATAAAAATCGATTTGAAGCTGACTCCCTTCTTTTGCTTGTCCTTGTTGGATGGTGACGGGTCGGCATATCCAATTACATACGGCATAGTTGATAACTGCGGACATTTAGCCCAGGTTAGTTCCTTGAATATATCACCTTCGGGTACGGGATGATTAAAGGCCTCTTGCATGGCTATACGCATAGAGATATTAGCCAATACAATATTGATCATCTCTTCCGTGTTTTTAGCCGGCCAAACGCTTTTGCCGTAGCGATAATCATTAATAGGGTCGGGCTTTTTTATGTTGACCATACGTAGATTAATGATATCGTGGTGGCGTGCTTTTTTTGCACATCGTTTCACGCAGCAATCTTCGGCAATAATGTTTCCGAGTACCAGGAATAATAATGGTTTGGATACTGAACGCGTGAAGTACAATGCACCTTCCAGCCAGTCCATTCGTTTATCGATGGTAGAAGTGTTTTTGCAATCCTCATCGGTATCTAAATCGGTACAAATTATTGAGTCCGGGCGAAGTTGTTCATTTTTCTTTCCACGGGGGCTTTGTCCGGCTCCTAAAGCGACATAACGAGCACCGCATTTGACTGTAAAATCGCCATCCTCCCAATTACCAAAGCTTTTTTGTTCGCCATAATAGGCGATTATGCGTTGATTACTTTCGTAATTGATCATATATGGTTTTAGCAAGTCAGATGCAGCAGTCCATGAACTTGAAACAAAAAGGGTAAATTTCTTCTTGCCTGTTAAGTTCAGATAGAACATCAACATCATGGTGACAGTGTCTTTTGCCAGCTCGCGAGCCCACGAAACTACTTCGTACCACTCCGGATTGGCAATAACTCTATCTATATAGTCTAAATGGAATGGGGCGAATTCTGATGTAGCATAGTTTGGAAACATGTACATCATCCACTCGATGGGACGTGCCTCGAGGTACTTACGATGCTTTTCAATATCCGCTGTCGTTTTATTGTATTCGAGCGCCGTCCCTGTGATGAGTGCCTTTCGGTATTCTTCCCATTCCTTTAGTGCTTGTTTGTCTGCTTGCTTAGCCATATAGTTAGTATTTGTCGGAATTGGAATTAGCTAACGCTGACCGCTGGTTCCGCCCTGCCGATTATTACTTAAGCGTTGACTTTATATATGAGTTAAAAATATCGGATATCTCTTTTGCTTTTTCCACGTCTACCTGACGCAACCATTCTAATAGTTTTATAGACACATTTATCACATCTACTATTCCGCATTCTACTTCTAAGGCATTCAAGTCAGCAACCAGGCGGCGTCTGATGTTGGATTCCTCTTTTGTTGGGAATCGGTGATTTTCATCGCGACTTTTAATCAGGTTGTCCATCTCGGTCAATTGGTTGATGGTAGACCGATATCGTTCGTCACGGGTCACAGATATAGCCTTCCGATAATCATCCCAATTGTCATCGCGTACCCACTTGCTAATGGTTACCTCGCTGACGCCAGTTTTAAGCGAAATTTCTTTTTGCGTCAGCTTGTCATACACAAACAACAATTTGGCATAATCGTATAATGCTTTCATTTCTTGTTTCGTCCTTCTTTTTGCCTTATCTGCCATAATGACCTGTTTAATTTGAAGCAAAATAACTGCTTTTTAGGCGTACAATAAAAAATGCAGGACAAAATGGCAGTACTTTTTTGGTGGGTTATTTTTATGGAGTTCTTTTGCATCATAATTCAATAGCAGGGAAACTGTTCCGATTTGCTCTTATTCTTAAATGGGGACAATTGGGACGGGGACGACAATTAAAAACTGATTAAACGATAATTAAACATGGACCCAATTACTTTCATCTTGCTTGACGGATCGACAACCACTTATGGTGTGCGTGTATCTGTTGACGGTGTAGATACTTCTCAATTTGAGAAAAACCCTGTGATGTTTTATCTGCATAATGACTGGAATATGCCTGTTGGTAGATGGGAAAATGTTCGGAAGGAAAACGGACAACTATTGGCAGATGCTGTATTTGACACTGAAGATACCGACAAGGATGTTCAACGGATGATAAAGAAGGTGGCTAATGGATTTATCAAAATGGCATCTTGTGGATTAGTTGATTTAGAAGTGTCTGCCGAGCCATTGATTGAAGATACCAATATCACGGTTGTGAATAAATGTCGGTTGCGCGAAGCTTCAATAGTACCAATTGGTGGAAATCATAACGCTCTACGCTTGTATGATCGTGAAGGAAAAGAAATTGATTTCAAACAAGATGCGGGGATAAAACTGAGTGATTTTATTGTAAAACCAAAAATAGAGAATATGTATAAAAAGTATTTATCACAATTAAACCTTGCAGATACAGCCACCGAGGCTGAATTTTTCGCCAAGGTTGGTCTTTTGCTCGAAGATAAAGCAAAAGTGGATGGAGAACTAGCGGCTGAAAAACTTAAGGTTACTGCTGCGGAAACAGCTAAAGCTGCATTGCAGACAAAACTTGAAGGTATTGAACTGGCTGATAAAACGGCAAAGAAATCGGCTTACGAAACAGAATTGGCTGAAGCATTTAAAGATGGGCGGTTATCTGAAAAGCCGGAAGGTGAAAAATTGACTCCGGTTAAAGATTCTTTCCTGAGCCTTTTTGACAAGGACCCTGAAATGGCTATGACGGTAGTTAAAACGCTTCCAAAGCACGTGCCCGGATCGATTAATCTTACGGATAATATTCCAACAGGAGAAACCAAATGGCAAAAACGTCAACGTGAAATTGACGAAGCAGCTGCCAAGCGAAAATAATACACTCACAACAAGGTATAAAAAGTAATTAGTTAACAACAAATTAAATTTTCAGAAAAATGAAATCATTCAAATTTTTCATGTCTCTATTCACCCTGCTGTTTGTCAGTGTATTTTCAGGGGGTGCTATTTCGATGGCTACGGGGTTCAATCCTTTAGCGACTATGGGTACCCTTGCCGGTATCGGGTTTTTAGCTTCATTTGCTCCACAGATGGTTGGTATATTGCCAATGGCTATTACCGTCACTACGGCTTACGCAGGTGAAGTACTGGAGGAATTGCTTGTAAGAGCTACCACAGGAAATCAGATTGTAGCCGGTGGTCATATTCGTGTGCAACCCAATATAGGTAAGAAATTTTCAATTCCGCGCCTGAAATCCGGAAGGATGTTACAGAAACGTAAGGCACAGCCAACTACTGCTGATTCAAAGGGCGATTTTACGATTTCTGAAAAATACCTTGAACCACAAGATGTGATGGCTTATACAGAATTCAATCCACGCGTGTTTGAGGCTATTTGGAAACCATTTCAACCTAAAGGTCCACTTGTTTTTGAGCAATTGCCTTCTAATGTACAAACACAATTACTTGCAGAATTAGCCAAAGTTGTAGATTTCGAACTAGGTGGTGAATTTATAAACGGTGTGAAAGGTACAGCTGAAGGTCAATATTTTGATGGTATTCTAACCCGTATCGTTGCCGATAGTGACGTTATTGAAGTGCCTACTCCAGTGGCTCTGGTGCAGTCAAATATAATTGCTAAGCTTAAATTAGTTCGTGCCCGGATTCCGAAGGCTATTAAAGACAATCCGAATTTAAAATTATTTATGTCGTTTGATGACGCGGAAAGTTATGAATATGAATTGACTGATAAGCCATCTAAAGGGCAGGACTATACCAATATGAATCCGGAACGATTCAAAGGTATTCAAATTGTAAAATTAGCGGATTGGCCTAAAGATGTAATTGTAGCTGCCGTTACTTCTACTAACGTAGATTCCAACTTCTGGGCCGGTGTTGATTATGCCGATGATACTACAGCTATTTTGATTGATAAAGTGTCAAATGCAGGTGAAAACTATTTCTTCAAAATGTTGCTGAAGGCAGATACTAATATCGTATTTGGTGAAGATATAGTACTGTATGACGGCCGTGATGCTGCTGTACAAGCCGGTTCTACAGAATTGAATGATCTGGACCTTGGTGCAGGTGAAATAGTACCCGCCTTTGCTCCCGGAACATTGAACTATACGTTGAACGTAGCTACAGGAGTAACTTCGACTACCGTAACCGCTAC